TCCAGAGTAGAAGTACCGAAACCAGTACCGGCTCGGAACAGATCGTCATCAACCTGCTTGGCAAGAGCATAACCAGCATCTTCAGTGTAGAACTGACGCAGGGATGCAAGAGCCTGAACTTCAACAATATCCTCGATCAAACGAGAGTATTCGAAGTGACGGTCAATAGTAATGGTGGTTTCATCTTCCAGATTAGCCTGGATGTTTACCGCAGTTGCCTCAAGTTTGGCATTGGCAGAACCACGAACCGGCTTAGGAATGTGAATCACATCACCCTTAGAACCTGACATGGACATCTTTTTAACAAGAGGAGCCATCTTCAGGGATTTCTGATAAGCAGCAATAACCTCGTCCGACCAAATTTCGGGGACAAAGGTGGCAGCCGCAGTGCTATCTACTACAGCATTCGCTGTAAAATAAGTACCGCTAGTTTCATTAGCCATGATAGTTTACCTTAACGTACGCGCTTCTCTAGGTAAGCCTGACGGATTTCAGGCTCCATCGCGATATAGCGCTGGGGGTTAGTCTTCATAAGTTCAATAATATCCTGGCGGCGGTAAATCTTCTTGGATGGGGCTTCTGAACTACCTTTAGCTCCACCCGTTGAGGCTTTCTTAACAGCTTCCTTACGAGAGTTCTTTTCGGAATCAACTGCTGACTGAGTAACTTGCTGCATTTGCTTCCATGTAGAAAAAAGCTCATCAGCCGCATTGTGGTCGTACTGTTGATCTGCCCGGGTTAAAAGCTCGCGCCTAATCTCGCTACCCTTGACCCATTCAATAAATTTAGAGTCTTGGACGATTTGGGCTGCATCAGGATGCTTATTTAAAAGAGCCTGCTTTGACTGATCCTGCTTCGTTCGTAAAGAAGTTTCCTGCATCTCCTTAATAAGGGGATGGTTGGAAATTTTACTCTCCACGGCTTTGTCAGGGTCAGAGAAGAAATCTACCTCCTCGGCAGGTTCCGGTGCTTCTTTTGTAGACTGTTTGAGAATGAAGTCATCTACAATCTTTCTAAGCTCACCTACTTCATTACCTTGTTGACCAATCTTGCCCATGGCTTCTTGGTGCATCTTGATAAGTTCGGCGGGTGTCTTATCCTGATATTCTTTAGGAATATCATCGGAGTTTTGCGCTACCTCTTTAGATTCTTTGGTTTCCTCAGAGACGCTTTCCTCAAGACTGTCTGCTTCATCTACCGTCTAAATTGCAGCGAATCGGAGAGATGACGCGCTTTGCTACCTTGTTGCATAAAGGACAATCCTTCTCTTTGGTTTCACGTGATACAAGTGCTTCAAATTTATTTCCACACTCACACGAAAAATCAAATAGAATCATTGCTACCCTCTTGTTTCATATACTCCAAGGTGCTATCCAAGTTGAGAATAGAGGCCAAGATATTTAGTTGACCTTTTCTAAAGTTAAGATCATCTCGATCTTTTGTGCTCTCAACAGAATTAATGTTAATGGCGTTAGTCTTTAGCTCATCGGTAAAGATTTTCCAGCCATCTGTAGCCATCATGTCTTTGATGGCGTTGTAATACTGTTCTGTTTCTCTATCCATTGTCAGTTGCCTTTGGCCGGCCAGGCTTGCGCTTGGTTTCAGGCTTTTCTTCTTTTAGCTTCTTTAGCTCATTCTCTATTTGCGAAATGCGATTTTCGTGAGATTTAAAGATGCCATTTACCTGATCCAGGATATTCTGTAGTTCTTTGTTAGTAATCATTGTCTTAAAGATTTAGCCAAGTCTGCGCTAATTCTCTTTTCCTCCAGTAGCTTATCTGTGACTTTAAGTCGGCGTTCAAACTCCTTATCATCCTCGTTACCTTCTTTGAGGTTTGAGGTAATCGCTTTAATCTGGTCGATTTCCAGTTCAACAGGAATTGCTTTAGTCTCAGCAAGAATCTTCTGAGCACGTGCTTCGGATTCAGCAGCCTGACCATTAAGCGCATTGGTCTGAGACTGTTGAAAGGCAAGCTGTGCCTGTTGGGCCTGTTGTTGGGCCTGAACCTGCTCAGGAGACGGTTGAGAAGCCTGTTGAATTGTTTGAATAAGCTGCTCTCTGTTAGAGATGTTCATGTTGTCAATAATTGACTGGACAAGAACAGGGTACAGAGGCGAGTCAGTGCCCATAGTTTGAAGAAGTTGTACAAGTTGAGTAACTTCGTACTCACGAGCAATAATCCCCAAAGAGGATACAGCTTCAAATTTATAATCACTGACAGGATAAAGCTCAGGCTCAAACTGCATATATCTATGAGCCGCCTTCATAACAAACGGAATCAAGAAAGATTCCTGAAAGTTAATCAGGGTTCTCTTATGGCGCTTGATAATTGCGCCAAGAGACATAGAAATCCCCGCAGCAGTAGCCTCGCCGTTGATGGATCCTGGAATACCAGCAGAATCAATGGCACCGGTGGCGGTTTGCACCATTGTCTGGAGGGCTTCTGCTTGGGCGAAGGTAATCTGAGAAACGGAGCCGAAATTAAAGGGCTGCAACACTTCTCTAGGATCGCCATTGGTTAACAGAATCTTACCAGGGCGTACTTCAGGCTTACTGCCACGGGGTAACCTGGTAGCGTCCATAGCCATCATGGGGTGAACCGTGAGGCCAAGGGCGTCAATTCGTGCTCTCAATTCAGCATCCAGGGCTTTTTGAGAGTTATAACCCTTCTCACAGACTCCCCTACCCCAGAATCGTCCGGGTACAATATCCCAAGGGAATGCGATAACAGGGCGATCACCCATCATAAATGGGTTGCGTTCGGCTTTTAGTAGAGTGCCACCATTCGCGATGACGATAATACATTCAATATAATATCCGTCATCTTCTTCACTCTCGAAACCTTCTTCATTTTCCATTAGATACTTCGGAACCAATCCGTAGTATTTGGTCAACCTGACCTTTTCATCAGGTTGGTCTGTCAATTCGTGATCGGGATCAAGATCAGTATCTTCCGGAGCAAGAGTAATCTCTACATCCCGATAAACGCCCTTCTCTTGGAGGATTTCTACTTGGTGATAGGGGACAAATTCATCAATCGCAACCCCGATAGCTTCCTCGATAGAGGTTGCTACAGGGTCAATCAAAAAGTTTTGAGGCAGAATCGGCTTCAGTTTGCATACTGTCCGATCTGATATGTTTACTCCTACTGCTTGTAACTGCCCGTCCATCACTGGTTGTGTGGCAGGCTTCATTTCTTTTTGTTCTTCTAGAATGATCTCGCCTATGCCAGTCCCAAAAACTGCGGCGTTTATTAGACATTCTGCTACGCTTTTCCTGATTTTGTCTTTTTGAAAGTCACGATAGAGTTGTTCACGAAGATAAGCAATGTCACTATTATCCTGGTCTTGTAAGTCATCTTTGATATCAAAGAATCGACCACGACCAAAGGTAGCTTCCTCAATCTCAGCCACAGAGGACTCTACAGCCTGTTGTAGGGCAGGGGAGATAATCCTTGATCGTTCCGATTGACGGGTTCTATCCTCCTCAGAATAGATACCACGCCACATCCTGTAGTATTCGTCGAACTTTCTTTCGTAGTTATTCTCAAAATGGTCACGCCAAGCGTTACACTTGTCCATGACCCAGCCTTCTACGTCTTGTTCGATTGTGAATTCTTCTTTATCCAACATATCAGTATCCAGCTACAGTGTCTAAAATGTCGTATGTTTCTTCTTCAAAGTCTCCCGAATAGGCGACTTTGGCGAGTTGATCTATGTAAGCCAGGGCGTCCACCATATCGTCATGGGTTAAAGGATCTGGGAATTGAAATAGCTCGTCCATAAATTGGACATTCCACTCTCCACGGTTTAGAGTAATTAGCCCATTCTCAAACCGTCCCTGTAATGCCCACATGACCCGATCAACCTTCTTCTTATTTCCGTGGGTTAGTTCTTCTACACGGAAAAAGCGGGAATACTTCTTCATCAAGTCAGTTAGGGGCGACATGACAGCTTGTCTGGCTATACCCTTCTCTATCCCTACTGAGATAGGTTCGTAATCTCTAACCGCTTGGAATATCTTTACGGCAGTCTGGTCTAACGTCCACCTACCGGTAATAATATCTTTAACCCACCAACCGGATTCATTGACTTTGACAACCGCGATAGACGTATTATCCAGTCGTTTAGTCTTGCTTTTCTTCCCTACTTCCTCAAAACCCGCAAGGTCAATGGCTATGTAGTAATCACCGTGAGGTTCTTCTTCATTAAACTTAACCCAGGATTCCCTGAACATCTCGGAACCACGAGCCTCAAACGACGCCATAAATTCCTGTCTGAAAGCATAGGAACTCATGGACTTCTTGGCTCGATCAATCTCCTGCTTTTCTAAGAGATTGTTATCGTAGCTTGTAAAATGCCATGCCTTGAAGTCGGGGTCGTCGCCTAACTGCGCTTGTTTGTAGAGTTCATAAAAATGATTTCTACCCATTGGTGTCCCGATAAACAAAGCACTACCCTTTAAGTCGGCCAGAGCGGGTCTTAAGATTAATTCCCATACATCTGGCTTCATGTCGGCGTATTCATCAAGTACCAAATACTTTAATGAAAC